TGTTATAAATTAGGGCTGCAATTTTTATTTACCTTACAGCCAAAAAAAAGAGTAATTGAAGAAAGAAAAATAATGTAAAATGCCTAAAATAATTTTTACTCCTGAAGAACTTGCTTACTACTTTGACACTTCCTATAAGTCAGAGATAGGAGTGAAGTCTAAGGAATTTGAAACCGATTTCCGTATTCATGCGGATGGGATATTCCCCGATAAAATTATTAGTGAGGCAAGACCCAATGAGAGTACAGAAGTATTTAAGTACAGGAAAACAATTTGGCAACCAAAAACAAAACCTTCTTTTAATAAAGTATTTTCTTCACTTCAAAAAATCCGCAGAAGTTCTGATTGGTCAGTAAAATTTAATGAAACAAGTTTTAAAATTCCAGAAGGGGAGACCTTAGAGGATTACTTAACTGAATACTATCCTAAGTTTGAAAGTTTAGAGAAGTATATGTTTGACGTTTGGTTGAGGGAATATTTAATAGATCCTAATGCGGTTTGTGCAGTCTTTCCAGGTGAGGCAAAAGAAGAAACAGAATTTAAAGAACCTATTGCGGAAATATTCAATTCATGCTTGGTTGTGTTTTTTAAGTCTGAAGATTACGTTGTACTTAAAAATCCTTTAGGAACAACTTTTAAAGACGATAAAGGGAATGAACATTCAGGCGATTCTTTTTATATATTAACAACTACTCAGTATTTAAAATACGATCAGATAAATGTCAAAAGAGAGTTTAAATTAGTTTCTGATATTGACCATGAAATTGGTTATTTACCGGCTTGGAAGTTAGGAGGAGTTTTGATTAAATCTTTGGACGGTGAACTTTTATACGAAAGTAAAATTGCCGGAATGCTTCCAGAGTTCGACGAAGCCGTAAGAGAGTATTCAGATTTGCAAGCTGCAGTTATTATGAACATCTTTCCTGAGAGGTGGGAAATGGCTACGGCTGAATGTAATGTTTGTCATGGTACTGGTAAAATCACAAATCAGGGCGATCCTTCAGGCTTTAGTGCCTGTAATAACCCCCAATGTGTGGCAGGGTATGTTGTAAGCCCTTATTCTAAAGTCCTCGTCAAACCTGCAGACATTGGTCAGCAAATGGCTATCCCTCCTGTGGGGTATGTGGAAAAGCCTGTGGAAATCGTAGAACTTCAGGACAAGAGGGTAGAGAAACATATTTACAATGCCCTCGCTGCTATAAATATGCAATTCCTTTCTGATGTTCCGTTGGTTGAATCAGGATTAGCGAAAGGAGTTGACAGGGACGAGGCGAGTAATTTCGTTCACTCTGTTGCCGAGGATTTAGTAAACTCAATGGAGCAAATTTCTTACAATGTTTCTATTTTAAGATTTGGAGTTCAGCACTCAGAAACTGAGATTGAAGAAATGCAACCCGAAATAACTGTTCCTGAAAACTTCGATTTGTTTTCTATCAAGTTAGATGAGGAAGAACTTCAGAACGCAAAGACGAATAAATTAAATCCGGCTATTATTAACGAAATGGAAATTGAATACGCAAATAAGAAGTTTGCCGGTAAACAAGAAATTCAACAAAAACTTTCTGCGGTTTTAACTCTTGATCCGTTGGCGAATGTCTCAGAAGATGACAAAGCAATGAGGCTTACTAACAATGGTATCACTCAGGAAGATTATATTCTTTCTTGTAATATAAATTCATTTGTGGAAAGGGCTATAAGTGAGAACCAGAACTTTTTGGTTTTAGATACTAAACAGCAAAAAGAAATTCTTTTAACTTACGTTGCTGAAGTAACTGAGAAAGCTACAATGAAAGGACAACTTACAAAAGAGCAAGAGTTAGCTAATGCCGGATTATAACGAATTAATAAAAACTATTGACGATGCTATTAATGGCTTCAACGATTCTTTGCCTAAGATTCAAAAGGAAATCCTTGCTGATGTTTTAGACCAAATAAAAAAGTTCGACACAAGGGATAAAAGGATAACGAACACAGTCAAGAACATTCGACTACTGAACACAATTAAAAACCGTTTAAAGAAAATTATCTTAACCGATAATTATAAGGGTGAAGTAAAAGAGTTTTTAAAAGTTTTCACCGATGTTTCCACATTCCAGAACGCTTATTTCGCCGAAGCTGAAAAGAACTTTAAACCTCCTACTATTGTAAAGGAAATAAAAGCCCAAACTATTGAGGACACTATTAACCGTTTAACCGAAGCCGGAATAGGGGTAAATGTTTCCGATAAGATCGCTGAACTATTAAAACAAAACGTAACAACAGGGGTTAAATATTCTGATTTAGCGGCTCAGTTAAGGGAGTATATTTTAACAACCGAAACGCCTGGAGTTCTTGAAAGATACGTTAAACAAATAGCCACAGATTCAGTTAATCAGTATTCGGCTCAGTACATGAACACAATCTCAGGTGATTTGGGTTATGAGTGGTTCAGGTATCAGGGAAAGGATATTTTAACTACCCGTCCCTTCTGCGATGCGATGACAGATAGAAAGTTTTTCCACATTTCCGAAGTCCCTGATTTATTAGCAGCCAAAGACCTTTATTATTCAAGTGAGGACGGACAAAAGCAAGTTCCTATTTATGAAAAGACAGGGCTTCCAAATGGAATGATACCGGACACAAATGCGGAAAACTTCTTTGTGAGACGGGGAGGATTTAATTGCGGTCATCAAATTTTTCCAGTTATTGAAAGGTTAGTTCCTAAAGATATTCAGGACAGGGTTAAGGCTACGGCTGCTTATAAAAGATTTAAAGGATAATTTGGAATTTATTATATTTGGGTATGGGATTTTTTAACAACTTAGCAAAACTTGCATTGGATGTTATAGAAACTCCGATAGCAATAGTTAAAGATGTGGCAACAATGGGGTCTGCATTAACTGACGAGGGCAAACCTTATACGCAAAGGAAACTTGAAGATTTACAAGAAGATTTTGATGGCATGAAGGATTCTTTGACGGATAAGGATAAATGAACATTGGTTTTTCCATTTACATACAAAGCATTTCTTGACAGAGGAATGCTTTTTTTATTTGGTTATTAAAAAACCTTATATTTGGTAAAAAATATGTCAGTCCTTTTATCTAAAAAGCATCTCAGGGTTGAAGTCCCACAAACGATTGACGGGATAAACTCACTTCTTGATGATAATAATAGACTTGTAACTAAAACTGTTTATCTCCCTTTTTCAGCCAAGAGAATGATTGAAAGCAATCAGGCAAAAAAGCCCAAACATTTACAGGCAAAAATTACAGTTGAAGAAGGTGATTTGGTAGAAAAAACTGAGTTAAAAGAAACCGGACAATTTACACCTGAGCAGATTGAGAAGTTAAAAGGAATGACAAAGAATAAAGGCGGCAGACCTAAGAAAATTGAAGAAACCGAAAATAATTAGTTATGTGTTGCGGCAGACCTAAACCATCACGTCCAAGACCTAAACCCAGATAAATGGCAAAAGTAAAACTTCATTCGTTTTTATTCTCTTTAGCAGAAAAAGCCGGAATTGATCCTAAAGACGCTGGCTTAACTGAAATACTTTCTAATCAGGCTTTGGATAATGTTGAGTTATCTAAGGACTTGGAGAGTGCAATAAACAAAAGTTTACTTTCTGTTGTCGATGCAAAAAATAACCATCCTGAAATAAAGACTCATTACTTTGCTGAGATCATGGCAAACGTTGACAGGTCATTGGATGATTTTTACGCAGCATCGGGTTTGGATAAAAGTGTTATTGACGAAGTTTCAAAGGAAAGGAGTTCTACAAAAAGAATTGCTCTTTTGGGAACTAAGTTAAAAGAGGTCATTGAAAATGCAAGTAAGTCAACAAAGAAAGCCCCTGAAGTTGATTCTTTAAATCAGCAAATAAACGACCTTAATGAGAAATTAAGAGTTGAGAAAGAAGGAAGAAAAGCCGACAACGATAAGGCAAAAGGTGAAATGAATACCTTTAAAACTGAACTTAATTTAAACAATAAAACAGGTTCAGTTAAAACGATCTACGATGAATTGCCTTCAGATGTGAGGGCGATTTCAATAAGAAATATTTTAGAAAAAGAACTTCAAGATAGCAACGCATCCTTTATCCTTGATGAAAACGGTAGTTTGAAACTGCAAAAAAAGGACGGTTCAAACTACTTCGACGAAAACAATCGCCAATTAACTGTTGATGATTTCATCAATAAGACATTAGCGAAAAACAAAATCCTAAAACAATCTGCGCCTAACAGCGAACAAACTGGCGGCTCTCCCGCAAACAATGGACAACCGACTACTGTACAAAGTAACGGGAAGTCAAAAATCAACATAGGTTCATTAATGGAAGAAAGTCTTAAAGGACTGGAAGCCGAACCTACTAAGATGATCTAAACTTACTAATCTAATTTTATATGGCTACAGGTTACTGCCCGGCGTTGCTACGTCAGGTGACCGAAGTTGCTAATGGCAATTCAGCGGTCGGCAAAATTCATGTTGCAGGTTTTTTAAAAATGCTTTTTTGTTGTCAAAATTCAACCGTTAACCCGATCAATGATGGTTACGGAGACAATTCACACAGAAAAACTTTGACAGTCGCTTATCGTCAACGTCCAACCCTAGCTCACGTTCAGGACACAGACGATTGCGATATTAACCGGATTCCGGCGAAAGCGGAATGGACACTTCCAAACCTTCATCACAAGCAGACTACTTTTTATCTGTCAGACGCTGAGATTCAGAAGTATTGCGATGAGGCTTCTCGTACAGTTATGGTTGGGCTTCCGGCTACTGCTATGATGCAAGAACATTATTCTCTTTTTGTTGAACACGCAAACATCCTTTACAAAGCGATCAACCAGGAATTAGTAACAGAAATGAGTACACAATTCGGAAAGAACGTTACTACTAATTCTTCTTTTGCAAAAGCGATCAATATTGCTCGTAATGGTGCAACAATTAATTTAACTGACGGTATTATTGAAATGATGAACGACCTCAGAGACAATGAGATTTGCGATGATCCTTGTATGGTAGGAGGTGGTCTTATGGCTTCTTACGATATGATAAGAATGGCGCAAGGTCTTTCTCAGTCAGGTATTGATGCTTCTCGTTTGCCTATTCCTTCGTTTTGGTTTGATAAGGACACTCAGAATATTTGGGGTACTGACTCAGTAGGGGTTTTTGCTCCGGGTTCTGTTAAGTTCCTTTCTTGGAATAAGTATTTGGGTGCTTTTGCGGGTGAAAAAGGCGGATCAATTTTCTTTACTGCTCCTTTCCCTGTGAAC